AATAGGAGATAATATGTGGGGATTAGTAGAATCAGGATCAATTACAAAAATAATCAATAAACCAAAAGGTATGGTTATTGGTGATATTCAATATTCAAGAAATATATTTTCTTCTAGATGGACTAACGAAGAAAGAGAAGCCATTGGAATTTATGAAGTAGAATTTGATAACACTAATAAAAAAGATGAAAAATGGTATAACAATACCAATCAATCATTTGCTTTTGCTGGTGGAAAAATTACAGCAAGCTATGGTTCAGCTACTGCTAAAGCTCATGCTGATACTTTATGGACATCACAAGATAAAACAGATGGTAAAATACCAGATGGCAAAGATGTTGGAGATGTTGCAGTTGAAGGATTAAAAACAGTTTTAATTAGAAATATAAAAGCACAAGCTGCTGGAATATTACAAGATACAGATTGGTACATAACTAGAAAAGCAGATGCTGGAACAGCAGTACCATCATCAATCACTACTCATAGAGCAGCAGTAAGAACTAAAGCTGCTGAACAAGAAACTCAAATTACTAACGCAGCAGATACACCAGCTTTAGAAACTTTATATACTTATGTAAATACAGCAGATGAAGGAGATCCAAGAGTAATAGAAAGACCATTAGGCGAACTGCCAAGATTGGAGAGTTAATGCCTTTAATTTTACCAGGTAATGTAGCTTCAGCAACAGCATCAACAACATTTTCAGTAGCCAACTCATGTAGGTTTAATTCTGCTGATAATGCTTATATGGGTAAAACTTCAGGATCAAATGGAACTTCAACAAGTGGAACTTTTAGCTGTTGGGTAAAAAGAGGAAATCTTGGAGTAACATCATCAATTATGTCGCAAGTTGAAGATGGTAGTAATTTTATGATTTTAAGATTTACTTCTGGTGATGCTTTAGATTTAAGGTGGAGAGATACTGGTTCAGGTACAGATGCAAATTTAACAACTACTCAATTATTTAGAGATCCATCCGCTTGGATGAATATCGTTGTAAAATTTTTAACTTCTGATGGTACTGAGGCAAATAGAGTAAAAATTTATATTAATGGAACTCAAGTAACAAGTTTTTCTTCATCTGATTATCCAACTCAAAATGATGCACTTTTTGGAAATGTAAGTGGTGAAGTTTTTAGAATAGGTGATAATGGTTTTGGTGCAACAGGAGAAGATTTTGATGGTTATATGGCAGAAGTTGTTTGGTTAGATGGTACATCAACAACTGCTTCTGACTTTGGAGAATTTGACGAAGATAGTCCAACAATTTGGAAACCGATAAATGTATCAGGATTAACATTTGGTACGAATGGTTTTTATTTAGATTTTGAAGATAGCAGTAACCTTGGGAATGATGTAAACGGGGGCACGGATCTAACAGAAGTTGCTCTAGCCGCAACAGATCAGTGCACGGACACTCCAACGAACTCATTTTGTACTATGAATCCTTTAGATAATTATTATGCTGGTAATACTTATTCAGAAGGAAATACAAAATTTGTAACTAGATCATCTGGTGGATTTGCTTATGGCACACCAACAGTAGCATTGAGTTCTGGAAAATGGTATGTAGAATTTGACTGTATTGCTTCAGATGATGATCCAGATTATCATCAAGTTGGTATTGTAGATGTACTAGCAGATTCCTTAACAGGAACAGGAGCCAATATAGGTACAGCATCAGGAGAAACTGAAGAGAGCTGGGGATATATGTCTTATGATGGAAGATATAGACATGAAGGATATACAACTTATGGCGATAGCTGGGCACCTGGCGATATTATTGGAGTTTATTTAGATTTAGATAATAACAAATTATATTTTTCTAAAAATGGCACAATTCAAAATAGTGGAACAGGCATATCAATAACTGATCCAGCTAGTACGCAACATGGATACTATTATATAACTGCTGGTGGAATGTCGACAAATGCTTATGTAACTTTTGAGGCTAACTTTGGCAATCCTTATCAAGCTCTTTCATCAGCGGTGGCTGATGCAAATGGCTATGGTCAGTTTGAATACGATCCTAGTGATGGCGGAAGTTCATCATTTGATAGTGCGGCAAAAGATTTCTTGGCTATCTGCACAAAAAACTTAGCGGAGTATGGATAATGGCTTATACAACAATAGACGATCCTGAAGCATATTTTCAGGTTAAGGCTTATAGTGGAACAGGAAGTTCTGCGTCAATAACTTTAGATGGAGATACTGATTTGTCTCCAAATTTAGTTTGGGTTAAAAATAGATCTACTGCAACATCGCATCAAATGTATGATTCGGTTAGAGGTTCAACAACAAGACTATATCCAGATACTTATGATGCTGAAGATACAAGTGCTACTTATATAACAGCATTTGATAGTGATGGTTTTTCTGTAGGTACTAATGCAAGTTTAAATGGAAGTGGAAATAGTATAGTTGCTTGGTGCTGGAAAGCTGGAACAACTGGCTCTGGTACAACAACTGGTTCAGGAACAGGACAATCATATTCATATTCGGTAGACACTACATCAGGTGTATCAATTATGGCTTATACTGGAAATGGTACAGCAAATCATACAATTCCGCATCATCTTGGTTCAACTCCAGAATGGTTTATGGTAAAAATTAGATCAGGAGACAATAATAACTGGGGTGTTTATCATCATAAATCAAATTCAAGTCCAGAAGAATATGCTTTGTATTTGGACAGCACTCATGCGGCAACAGATGATATTTTTATGAATGATGTAGCACCAACAAGTTCAGTAATTAATTTAAGTGGTGGTAATTATGGAAATGTTAATACTAATACTTATGTAGCATATTGCTTTAGTGAAGTACAAGGCTTCAGCAAGTTTGGCTCATACACCGGCAACGGAAATGCTGATGGACCATTTGTTTACACCGGATTCCGGCCAGCATTTGTTATGGTTAAATTAACATCTGGTACAGAAAATTGGTATATATATGATAATAAAAGAGATTCATTTAATTATTTATATGATGCTTTAAGACCAAATCTAAATAATGCTGAAGTATCAGATTGGAGTGCTGGATTTGATTTTCTTTCAAATGGTTTTAAATGTAGAACAAATGATACTGCAATAAATCCATCAGGTGGAACATTCATCTACATGGCTTTCGCAGAAGCACCATTCGTAAATTCTAATGGAGTACCTTGTAACGCGAGATAATTATGCTACAAAAATTAAGATTTCAACCAGGATTTAACAAACAAGTCACAGCGACTGGTGGCGAAGGCCAATGGGTTAGTGGTGATTATGTAAGATTTAGATATGGTTCACCTGAAAAAATAGGTGGTTGGGCTCAATTAGGAGATATAACTTTAACTGGTAGAAACACAGCACTACACCATTTTGTTAATGCAGCTGGTATTAAATATGCCGCATTAGGTACAAACAGAATGTTATATGTGTATTCTGGAGGAGCTTTTTATGACATTACTCCTATTAAAAGTACAACAACTTTAACAAGTGCTTTTACAACAACACAGAACGATGCAACAGTTACACTAACTTTTTCATCTGACCATAATATTTCTAAGTATGATATTATTTATTTAGATAATTTTAGTTCTGCAACGAACTCTGATTTTGATTCTGATGATTTTGATGATAAAACTTTTATGGTTGCTACTGTTCCAACTTCTACAACGATTACTATTGAAATGGGATCTAATGAATCTGGATCAGGAGCTAGTACTTCTGGTGGAGTAAGAGTTCAACATTATTATTCAATTGGTCCTGCAGTTGAGGCGTCAGCCGCTGGTTGGGGTCTTGGATTATGGGGTGGTACTGTTGCTGGTGAAGCAACATCAACTCTAGATGGTGCGTTAACTTCAGGTTCTTCTAGTATTGTATTAGATGATTCATCAGCCTTTCCAGCTTCTGGATCAGTATTAATAGACAATGAAAGAATTGCTTACACTTCAAATACGACTGGTACAGGAACTTTAGGAGGATTGACTAGGGGATCAGACAACACAACAGCCGCATCACACTCTGATGCAGCAACCGTGACCGATGCTTCTGAGTATACTAAATGGGGAGCCTCACAAACAGGTGACATTATTACAGCTCCAGGACTTTGGTCCTTGGACAATTATGGAAATAAA